GTGGAAACCGGCCTCAAAAAAAAGCGACTGTCTTTGTCTTGCTTTTTTGAGTTACACGATACGCATGCAGCTACTAGGTTCTCTGGGTTCAATATCTCTCCGCCTTTGGCTACCGGCTCCACGTGATCCACAGTCGTGGCCGGAGCTGCACAATACTGGCACGTATGGCCATCTCTTGCCAAGATATACACCCGCATCTTGCGCCAAGCTGATCCATAGACTCTGGCGTGCTTACCGCTAACCATCAATGCCACCCATGCTTCTGCCAATGACGATAAGCATTGCACATCGATCCATAACGTCCATTGATATATCGGATAGTCCAGTCAATCTGGCGATAACCATCAAGGTTGCGATAGCTCTTATTGCGCATCTGTCCTAGACCATAATGTGATCCATTGATTGCATTGATATTCCAATGAGATTCAACTGTTATCAGTTTGTTAAAGCACTGAAACTGTTGATAGTTAATGATCCTTGAATGTGCATATAGCTTGAGATTATCTATGTCTGTCACTGCTACCGCTGGTGTTGTGCCAACAACACACAGCACTGCCAATAGCACCAGACTTCGCCAGCGAGCTATCCGCATCAGCGGCTCGCCAGCGAGTATGGAGCGTACCGATGCAGTCAAGTAAGATGCAACATTGAGCGCACTCTTGGGCGTTGCGCACACCCTGTGGAAAACGCCTGTGGATAACTTAGTCATAAAGATAGACCTGCAACCTTTGCATCATCAACGACTTTGATGCCCATCGCTCCACAGCCAAGACATGTGCTGAACCATTCGTGAAGCGTTAGCTCTGATGTCTTGCGAATGCCATGACGTTGCTTTGCTTTGCCGTAAAGCTTTGCACAGATTGAGCAATCAAATTCAAGTATTGGCATGGATGGATTTCCTTAATGTCTCAATGGGTTGCAGATTGATTTGGCTAACCCAATAACCGCCTTGTGCTGATTGGAACCTTGGACGCTTTGCAACGCCTACTGGAATCCAGCCCATAACGTAATAGGTCGGTGATTCGCCTACGACTAAAACAGCAATGTCAGTATCACGATCGTCTTCGCTAATAATTAAGTGACCGCGTTTGTGTGGTGTTTGTTTGACCTCGATGGCAATGCCGTTCCAATAGACATCCGGTTCATTCTTGAATGTATTGACTGTCGGCACAAAGTCCTCAACGCCAAAGTATTTGGCTACCGCCATCTCCGCTCCGACGGCTTCGCTATGAATTACGACGGCATTGTGAAAGTTGCCCTTGTTGCCTAAGAATTTGGGATTTGAACCATAATACGATTCTCTCGCAAGTCCAGCAGTATGTGCCACAATCTCATCTTCACGCGATAACCGCACCATAATCATCTGCACTCCGCACAGAACCAAATTATCTTTTCGTTACCAAATCCCTTTTGATAACCGAATTCATCGAATTTGACTAGCTTGGAGCATTTGTCACATTGCTCGACTTTGTAAGTTGCAATAATGACGCCATCTTCCATAAGTGTGCAACTCATAGTCCTTGGATTGATTATCTCAATTGGCCCACTCATAACTGTGGCTTCCATTTGCCATCGCTGCTCATGACTAGCCAATTTGGATCGCATTGCTCAGGCTTCTTTTCAATGCAGCTGTAATTTGCCCAAGGCTTGCCCGTAGTCTTTGACGTGCCTTCTCTAAAGACGCGCTTGCCATGCCTGCACTGTTGCAATGAATCCAGTGTGCCAGCTGCATCAACTTCTTCTTGCGTCTTAAACGATGGCACTTCACCAAATTTGGTCGTCCAGTAATCGTAGTCAAGGTCGGTCTTTGCAACCTTGGCTGGTAGAGCTTCAATCTGCTCCATTGTCTCGCGGGTTGTGCGCTCTGCACCGCCCATGATGAGCTGCATAACTCTAAGAATTGCGCTTGTGACTGTATCTTCAACGAACCAACGTTTCATGTTCTGAACGTATGCGCCTTGATAGCCATAAGCAAAATCAACGCCGGCTGGATATAAATCATCTGCATTGCGATAGCCAGTGGCTTTTACTAAAACGTAACCCTTTTCAGCGTTAAATTCCATGATTTCTGTTTCGATGCGTCCGGTTGGATGTGTGAGAATCCAACGATCTGTGCGAGCGCGTGCGGCCTCATAGCCGTCCAAGAACCCCATTAGCGCACCGACTGAGATGATGCGTGACGCCCGACGGCTTTGCCGCGCTGGTAGCCGTCTTTGTGGCCTTCTCTGTATCCGACTGAATAGCTACATATTGCCCAAAGAATGCATGCAATCGCCATGATGACGAATAGCCCGACTTCACTTGTTGTCATTTCTTGCTCCCGATTCTGAAAGCTGCGTACCAGCTCCCGAATTACAGAGTGACACGCATGGCCGACAAATTCAAGATTCCCGCCTAAGAATCGGCGTGTCGGTTACTTTTTTAGAGCCAATTCAAGAATCAATTGATTAAGCCGTTCTTCAATCCTGCTCACTTGGTCTTTGAGCGAGTTGCCTCCATTCGGTGAGAGCTCTCGCATGATCGACTTCACCATGAATCTCATTGACGAATAGATGGCAGTCAGCACCGCAATAACAAGCCCACCGACCGCCGTCCATTCGCCGACACTCACTTCTTGTTACCGAATGCCACGTCGTTTGGATTAGCCCATCTTGCAAGAACGGGAACAAGCCCCGCAACCATGCCCATTGCTAAATCCTTTGGCTGAGAGTTTCCAGTCATATAAACGGCCAGCGCACCAGCGACAGAGCTTCTTGCCCATGATGCCAGCATTGCTTTTGCTTGATCCATTAGTTGTCTCCTTTGTTCAAGCTCCCGATTAACGCAGCGGCTTTCGCTGGCGTCACGGCGATCTCAAAGTGCATCTCATCTTTACGATGACGGAAATCTCCACCCCAAATCATTCCGTATTTCTTGGCTAATGCTCGTATCATTGGCACTTTCTCGCTTGGGAATGTCCCGACTTTACCAAGTGGGTGCTTGGTGGCGTTTAGATCCACGGCAGTGCCAGATGAATGATTGCTCAGATTGTCAGTGCTCCCACGTATCATCCTGAAGCAATAACCCCAGTCATCAAGACCGCCTTCATCAATGGGTTCAATCAATTCATGAAATTCTTTACATAACCCAGCAAATAAGGGTGCAACCGCTTTTGCGCATTGCACCTTGATTTTTGTGCCTTCAATAGGAACGCTGACGATGTGAATCTCAGCTGCGTCTTTCGACGCTATCCAGTCATTCTGAGATTTCATCTCTGGGTGCTTCCACATTTTGAGCGATAAAAGTGTCACTGCTTTCATCATATAAATCACCAATGCCAGCAAATTTCCCGCGAATTTTCGCGTTGTAACTGGTGCGAATGCATTTTTGATTTCTGAAATTGCCATACCAAATCTCTGGATTTAATCCTTCGATAAGTTCAGTTTCATCAATTCCAGTGATGACTTCAGTGACTATGTTTTCCTCGTTTAAGAATGCGTAATGTGCCATTATGTCCAGCTCACATTTCCCGCGCCTGCTGTGATTGTTGTGATTTTGTAACTTCCGCTGGTAGTTGTAGATCCAGTAAGACCAGCACCGATGGTGATTGTTTTTGAATTGTTGTATCTCAAAATTACAACTCCACTTCCTCCGCTGCTCGTTCCAGAATTTCCCCCGCCCCCGCCCCCGCCGCCTTTATTTGTATCACCATTAGATCCTGATGTATTAACTCCTCCGTTTCCACCGCCACGATTTCCAGTTCCTCCTGTACCACTTGTCGTAACTCCTCCGCCGCCCCCGCCCGCATAACCAACGGATGAACCTGTTATTGCAACAAGTACGCCATCACCTCCATTTGCTCCTACATTTGATGATGCAGGTGATGCACCAATAGATCCAGCTCCGCCGCCACCAGCTCCAGGCCAATAAGGAGAACCATAAAGAGTGACTAAATTTCCGCCGCTATATCCTTGATTTGCAGTGCCAGCGCCACCCGTGTAAAGAGTCGCTCCTGAGCCTCCAGCTCCACCGCCCGATCCTCCAGAAAATCCAGTTGTGACTCCACCTTTTCCACCGCCAACGGATGTAATGGTGTGAAACGATGAATTGTTTCCATTATTGTGGCCGCCACTTCCTGCACCTACTGTGACAGAATAATTTGTTGCAAAAGCAACACTAATTGGGCTTTCCAGAGTTCCTCCTCCTCCAGTTACGGTTACGGTTGATCGAAGTCCGCCCCCGCCCCCGCCGCCCGAATCAGCTCCACCTGCTCCACCCGCGACAACCAAATAATCCACACTCAGTCCTAAATTGCCTGAGATAGCACTGGCCATAATTCCAAGCATCGGTGTCATTATGAAATGTCTCCAAAAATAATCCAAGAATTTGCAGCTAGTTTTTTAAGAGTTGCTCCAGAGTTGGCCACACGCAATTTAGGCGTTGCACTTGTCGCACCAGTTGAAATAACCGTTGTCGTTCCTGGAGTCACTGCGCCTATTGTTGGCTGACCCGCTCCAGTAATCCAAAAGACGTTGATTTCAGTTCCTACTGCAAAGTTATATGTTGCATCTGTTGGAATGTTGAATTGCTGAGTTGCAGCATTATTCATTGAAAAGATGTTGTATTCATCGCCTGCTTGGAATGTATAAGCTGCAGTTTTTGCCGTATATGTTGAAGCTTTAGGTTGAGCAGCAGCAGCTAAATCATAAGCGGCTTTGACCGCCGTTGGAGTTGCAGCCAAGACTGATGAAGTCGTTGATGTTGAATCTGAAAGCTGCACTGAACCTTTTTGAGATGTCGAAGCATCTTGGATTGCGATATTGACTGATCCAGATGTTCCACCGCCCGTGATTGGGCTTGAAACCGTAACGGCTGAAATATCTCCAGCTTCACTCGACCAAGTAAAATCCATGTCAGTGTTTGATGCTTTGGTCAATATCTGACCAGTTGTGCCACCTAGTAAATCGGCCATTGATGTTGCTACTGCTTGACCAAAGACTTCAAAGTCCGCTGGTAAGTCAGTTACTAAATCTGTCGATGTGGGCATTTGCCAGCTAAATGGCGTTGTTGGATTGCTCATGTTTTCTCCTCTATGCAACCTGCGTTGCGTGTTCCCAGTCTAATGTAGGTATAACTGAATTCCATGTTTCGACAATCGGCACGTCGTTCCATCTCATGGCTTGAAGTGAGAACGCTAACGGCGAAAGAATAAGGGTCACGCCAATTTGGTTATATGCAGCTTGAAATGTCCATCCCTCAACAAATCCCAAATAGGTACCGGCTGACATATTAAGCGGCAAATCCGCAATTGCCAGTGGCATTCCCATAAACACATTAATTAGCGAATCTCGGTCGCCATCATCAATCTCTGGATTTGTCAGTTGATAAGAAATTTGATTGAAATTGTATTGCGGATATGCCCGAAGGTCTAAATAGAAATTGGCTTGATCTTGAGCGTCCGCTTGGTGTTTGACTGTTGTTGTGAATATCTGAGCAAGCTGGCCATATAAACCAATTGATGCTGAATCTGTTGCGCTGACTTCAGACGTTGAATTTGTGCCATATTTGAGTGTTATGGCATTGCGCACATCGCCGGTACGCTGTTGAATGCTTAGTCCAGCTCCTTGGGCATCATTGGCTGAAAGATTGACGTATCCATTAGCTGCCAAATAAGTCGTGCGATGTGTCGAGTCTGCATAGGAAATAAGTCCTTGAGCATCTTCATAAATATAACCAACACCGCTATTGGCCAAAGCTGCGACCAAAGAATAAACGTCAGTTCTATCCGATGAACGTGCCGCAAGCTCATAATTGCCCGGCTGGTCAATCTCGCCCAATCCAGTGTTTTGGGCATTTGCCCACGTCTCTGTCGGATCATAGGTAGCCCACGTCAAAGCTGCTGGAACCTGTTGCCACTGATTAAATAAAACGCCTGAAAGTACTTTGTAAATCTGAGTGCCATCAAAAGCCTGAGTTAAAACGCCATTTGTCAAAGCCTTTGGCAATCGAGCCAATGCACCCAAAGCAATAATCTTGACCCGCTGGGCGTAAGCGATATTGCCCAATTCGGCCACTGATATGCCGACCTCAACAACGGAGCCGCCAAAAATGGGAACATACGTAGCTGTTGAATCTTGCAGCTCAATAGTCAAAGAATCATTGATGCCAATAACCACATTTGATTGATCCAAATTGATAAGTTCAATGTTTGTGTATCCGGCTTGCGCCTGTTCGTAGATATTGGTGCGACCAGATGTGATGGTTAGATTAGCCAGAATAGCCGTCTGATATTGAACGCCACCAATCGTCACACGCCATACTGGATTGAAAACGCTCATGTTGTCTGCAAATTCGATGCGCCGCCTGTGCCTCTAAAATAAGAGTTGTTCAAAGTATCCACAATCGTGCGAGCTGTACCTTCTGCATCAATTGCGCCATTGACTGTAATATTGATTCGCTCAGCCGTTGAAAGCCCGCCTGTTGAGGCTGCTCGGGCATTTGCGGCAGCTTCTCTGGCATTGCGTAGGCGTTCAGTCTCAGCTTTGAGTTCTTCACGCCTTAAAATGGCAGCTTGCATTGCTGGGGAATATGCCTCTAATGGTGCGCCGCTGGCAGTGCGTGGATCAATGCCACCGCCAAATGTTGGAGTTCCTCCGCCAAATGGGTCGCCGCCCATGTTGGGATTAGCTTCACCGCCGCCAACAATTAAACTCTTTGAGTTATCTCCACCGCCAAAGAATCGTGTAACCGGGTTATCTGTAATGAGTTTGATAAAGGCCTTGACTGAATTTGTCACTGTTGTGACTATGCTGACAATCTTAGCAAATCCTGAAATGGTAATTGAGATTACTGTACCCAAGACATTAAATGCAGCTTTAAGTGTGCCACCAATAATTGGAGCCAAAATATCTCTGGCAAATTCGGCAACGTCTTTCATAAAGTTGATAAATGGCTTTAATTCCTCAGAATTATCGCTAATTGCTTTTTGAACCTTTGCAAATGCAGTGCGCAACCCTTCAATGGCGGGAACAAAAATTGCCGAAAATATGGGAACCAAGAAATCTGTGATGAATCCCCAAATGCTTTTGAAAGCTGGCAATAAAACTTCTTGAATATAAGTGCCAAGAAATTTGATTACTGGCTGGAGTTTTGGCCCAATTTCTTCTGCAAATTGTTGGATGGCTGGAACAACTTGATTAACAAAAGTATTGATCATAGGAGTGATGGCATCAAGCACAAATGATCCGACTGTCTCTTTGCCTTCATCAAATGCCACTTTGAGACGATCCATTTTGCCGGCAAATGTGTCTGCCTTTTCAGCAGCTTGGCCGCCAAATGTTGTGGCCAATGCTTTGGTGACATCATCCATGCTCATGGTCTTAAGTTGCGCAGCTGATAAGCCAACGCCTAATTTAGCCAATGCGCCTGAATTGCCCTCATAGGCTTTACCAAGTGCGTTAGATACGGCTTCCAACGATTTGCCTGAACCGGCTGCAATGTCAAGAGCTAAAGTTTGTAGTTTTTGTGATTCGGCAACGTCCTTTGTTGCTCTGAGCAATCTTTCCAGCGATGGACGCAATTGGTCGTCTGTAATTCCGTTGGCCAAAGATGTCTTAAGAATATACGCCTCAGTTGCCGCAACCTGAGCATCTGTTGCACCTGTAACATTCTGCAAAGTTGTGGCCAATTTAGCTTGTGCAGCTTCATCGGCAATGGCTGATTTTACGCCATCAATCAATAGCTTGGATGCGTAAGCGGCCGCGGCTATACCAGCCGCTGCAAATGCTAATCCGGCCTTTTTGCCAAAGTCTCCAACCTTTGAGCCAAAAGATTCAATTTCATCTTGACCGCCTTTAATTCCTTTTTTTAACTCGTCAAAGTCAGCATCAAAGGTAATC